TAAAATATTTTTAAGATTATTAGATTTTAATTCTACAAATTTACCTTTCATTGCAGTGACTAATGTAGAATCTAATATGTCTCCACAAACAAATAAATCATATGTGTTATGAAAATACATCTCAATATCAAATCCTTCTAAATCCGAAATAACTCTTATATTATGTGTCATTATATTCTATAAATATATAATTAATTTTAAAATAATTAAATTTTGTTTTATTACTATTTCATTATCATATAAAAAATTGAAAATGATATATTTCATATCTCATTACAAAATGCAGAATATAGAAATTATAAAAGAATTTAAAGATATTTATGGAATTGAAAAAGGAGGTAAAATAAAAGTTTGGTCGAGTAAAGTGGGTATATTAGAAGGTAAGCCAGTCTCTATAATGATCCATGGTCAGATAGATGGTAAACAACAGACTACAATTCGTGAATATACAACAGGTAAAAATATAGGTAAAAAGAATGAGACTAGTCCATTAGAACAATGCATACGAGAAACTATAAAAAAAAGAAATGATAAAATAGAAAAAGAAAATTATAGTGAGAATATGCCTTTGTCAGAACAGCATCAGGCCACAGATTTAAAAGTTTTACCAATGTTAGCCAGTAAATTTGATATAATGTCAGTAAAAAAAAAGAAAAGTGATATAATATTTCCTTGTTTTACCCAGCCAAAGTTAGATGGTCTTAGAGCCCTAGCATATCTTGATGGTGATGTTGTTTGTATTCAATCAAGAACAAAGTCATTATTTGAAAGTGTTGATCATATATCTGAACAACTAAAACCGCTTTTAATGAAATATCCTAATATTGTTTTGGATGGTGAGCTATATACTAATCAAATACCTTTTGAAGTATTGGTTGGATTAGTAAAAACAAAGAAATTAACTAGCGAAGATGAAGATTCATTAAAAATGGTAAAGTTTCATATTTATGATATGATAGATCGTAATAATGAAAATTTACCATATGTTCAACGTTATAGTTTTATAAAAAAAAATATTCCTAAACTAAAACCAAATAATTATTTAGAGGTTGTTCAGACAGAATTGGCCGAACATGTGGATAGAGTTAAAGAATTATTTAGTCAATTTGTAGAAGAAGGATATGAAGGTTTAATGCTTCGTAATATAGATAGTCCTTATAGACAGAATTATAGAAGTCATGATCTGCAAAAATATAAAGAATTTTTTGAAGATGAATATAAAATTGTAGGTTTTAAAGAAGGAGAAGGCAGAGATGTAGGTTCAGTTATATGGATTTGTATAACACCTGATAATAAAATATTTAATGTTCGTCCTAAAGGAACATTAGCATTTAGAAAAGTTCTATTCCAGAATGGACACAAATATATAGGTAAAATGCTAACCGTTATCTATCAAGAATTAACTGAAGAAAATAAACCTAGATTTCCTGTCGGAAAGGCTATTCGTGAAGACTACTGATTTTGTAAACTATCATATTTTTTTATTTCATATATGAAAAAGTCATCTTTAGATATAAATTCCATATTGCTTATTACTTCATAATCGTAATCTGTTTGATTTTCAAATGGTAATGTATCAATGTTCCAATATTTTAATGTTAAAATAAATTGATGATAATCTTGTATAGATAGACAAGATTTAACTAATTTTGAATTTAACTCTTTAATTATATTAAATGGGGGTTTATATATATATTTTGGAACTAAAATTAAATTAGTTTTAACTGTATAATTATCGTCATACATAATTATATTTTGTTTCTCAATAAATATATTGAGATTATTTAATTTATGAATAATATGGGTTAATGATTTTTTACCATTTCCTATACAATCTTCACGACATAATAATAATATAAAAAATTCATATCCAATTATTTTAGTGATTTGATTTAATATTCGCGTTGCCCATTGTCTTTCAGATAATGTATATACTACTATTTTTATTTTACATGTTTCATATAGATGTTTTATAAACTCAACTATACCTGGTCTTAATAAACCATTTTGCAATATATTCATTATATAATCGTCATCTATTTTTTTAAAGGTATTAAATAAACCATTATTCCATTTAAATGAACTTATAAGTGTATCATATGAGCTAATATCACTTAGATCACCTATAATAGTTTTATCTAAGTCAAATATTACACATTTAATTTTATCAACCATATTATTTATAATTATATTTTATTATTTATATAAATAACAAAATATAAAACACCCCACGGGAGGCTCGAACTCCCGGCCTCAAGATTAGAAGTCTTGCGCTCTATCCAACTGAGCTAGTAGGGCTTAATTTGATAACGTCTCCAGTAGGACTCGAACCTACGCGGGATAAACCCAACTGCTTAGTAGGCAGTCGCAATAGCCACTATGCGATGAAGACTTATATATTATATTATATATAAATCTTTAAGTATTTATAAAATCTTTTTATTGATAAATCTGTTCACGTTTTGAATATAATATTAAATTTATATGAATAAATATATAATGACATTACAATTAAAAAAATTTGATATGAATTATATAAAAGACGATAGTGTTATTGTATTTATTGGAAGACGGAATACTGGTAAAAGTTTTTTAGTAAAAGACTGTTTATATCATCATAGAGATTTTCCTATAGGCACAATTATAAGCGGAACTGAAGCAGCCTCAGGATATTATGGTAAATTTAATCCAAGCCTTTTTATACATTATGAATATACACCTGACTTAACAGCTAACGTTCATAAAAGACAAAATATTGTATTAGATGAACAAAAAAAACAAGTTAAAAATAAAATACCATATGATTTTGATTGGAAAGATCGCATAAAAGGGGGAAATAAAAATACTGATATTTTTTATGAAATCCAGCGTAAAGAATGCTGGTTAAATAAAAATGATTATCAATTAAATGTGGATAAAATTAAGGATATAAAAGAGGAAAAGGATGGTAATTATTTTGTCACATGGAAAAATGAAAAAGTTGCTGCAGACATAGATGGTAGAGCATATTTATTATTGGATGATTGTCTATATGATAATGCATGGACTAAAGATATAAATATTAAATCATTTTTTCTTAATGGGCGACATAAAGATTTAATGCTAATTATAACAATGCAGTATGTCATGGGTATACCGCCTTTATTGCGAACTAATATAGATTATGTTTTTATTTTAAGAGAACCATATACACAAAATAGAAGAAAAATTTATGATATTTTCGCAGGTGTTTTCCCATCTTTTGATGTATTTTGTCAAGTAATGGATCAATGCACTGAGAATTTTGAATGTTTAGTGATTAATACAAACTCTAAATCAAATAAAATTGAAGATCAAGTATTTTGGTACAAAGCAGAAACACACGATGATTTTAAAATGGGAGCAGATGAATGTTGGAAATATCATAATGAAAACTATAATGAACAAATTGAAGAAGCTGAAGATATAACTCAAATAAATCAAAAAAAAAATAAACCAAAAATCCATGTTAAAAAAGCAATATAAGTTTTTATTTAAATAAAAAATTAAATATAAACTATATATGACAGATAATAAATTAAAAAATATACTCGTTATAAAGAAAAAACCTATTGTATCAAGAAATAAAAAAATATCAGTAACCAATAGTAATAAGCCTACAGTATCTCTTGGATTACTTGACGATAAATATATTGATAAATTATTAGACTCTTTGGGCAAATTTTATAATTTAAAGATAAGTTCTCTTTATTTTTATGGATTCAATCTTTTATCACCAAATTTACATCACAATAGCAGATTTAACAATAAATATCAATTAATTAAATTGTATAAATTTATAGATAGAACATTTGAACATGGAAATATATATTTTAGTTTGATAAAAAAAGACAATAAATATCTTAAACGAAAAGTTTTTTTTAAAGAATTACCAATTATTGATTATGAAACATACTTAGAATATATTGATGATTATAACAAATTAGATTCAAAATTTCCTAATTTTTTTGGTCAAAAATTTAATCAATGTATATATTCTTATAATAATCCATCATATATTGATATTTTATGTCATTATTTATGTAGTCGCCTTGTTGAAAGTGGTTTATCTATTCACTTTCCGTTATTTTATGGTTGTATAAATACAATATTTAGAAAATATACGCAAGTTTTTCATGAAAAAACGGATTATCAAAATTTTTTAAACAACAATGGTAAAGAACGATTAACTAAATACTATAAGGTTATTAATAAAGAAGATAAGGATAAAGTAGAAATGTCTAATTTTCCTGTTTTATTAATGGCTACAGAGGTTATGGATTATGATTTAGGTGATTTTATTGATAAAAGTAATACATTATATGAAAATGGTTTGAAAAATGAATTTGATAAATCACAATATGAATTACACATTCAATCTATTTTATTTCAAATAATTACAGGTTTAATGCTTGTTCAGAGATTTTGGAATATGAATCATAATGATCTTCATCTTGGTAATATTATGTTTAAAGAGACAAATGATAATTATATCAATTATTCATATAAGACAAATTTCTATAGAGTTCCAACTTTCGGGACTATTGTTAAAATTATTGATTGGAATCGTGCTACTTTAACATTTAATAATACTAATATTAATAATTATACATATCTTCCAGATCATGAATGTGGCGAAATGTATTATTTCGATAATTCATATAATGTCATGAAAAAAATTGTGAAACCAAATTCAAGTTTTGATTTAGCCTTACTTGCATATGAATTATTAGATTCTAATAAAATAATAGATAAAAAATCCAAAATATATAAATTACTTATGGAATGGACAATGACTGATAAAGATGGAAGCGTCTTCACTAATTTAGCAGGAGATGGAGATGCGGGTTTTGTCATTTATGACACCATTGCCAAAAAATGCCATAAAGCTCATCCAGAAACTAATATAGTAAAATCAGTTTGGAATAATTTTAAAGTTAGTAAAAGTGAGATTCCTGAAAATGAAAAAATTTATAATTTAAATTAAATATATAGTATATATATCTATGAATATTATTAAATTAGCAGAAAATCATGAAAGTTATTCAGAGAAAGAAATAACTAAAATTGAAAAAGATATTATAGAATTAAATGAAACATTTAAAATTGTAAACGATCTTACATATAATCAAGGTGTTAAAATAGATCAAATAGTGGACTCAATTGATTCTATACAAAATAATTGTGAGATTGGCTTAGATAATATTGAAAAAGCTCAACAATTACAGATTGATATTCACAAAAAGCAATCACTTATTTTAGGAATTAGCGTTGTAGGTATTTCAATTCCTATTACAAGTGTTATAGGCATTCAAGTTGGATTACCTATAGCTATTGTTGGAGGTTTATTCATAGCACCCTTTTATTTAATGAAGTAACTATAATTTATAAGCCCTTACATCTCAACATACCTTCACGCAAATAACAAACAATAGATAGCCTATTAAAATGCCAATTATTTTTATAATATTCTTTATTTTCAATATATTCATCAAATAATTTTTGATTTGTCGGATAAAGTTCAGTATTACAATGCCAATCATGAACATCCATTGCTAAAAAATCTCCTTCTCTTACATCAACACACACACCATATTGAGGAAATCCAGTGAAACCTCCACCATAAGTATGTGGATTTTCTTGATCTTCAACAACTATTAAATTACCGAATCCCGGAAGATAATCTCCTGCATCTTTATGTAATGCTGTTCGCCAACTATAATTTATTGTTATGGTTGTAAAAGAAGTGTCTAATATTTGAAATTCTGGAACTTGTCTAGCTCGTTCTATTTGTGCTTTCCATCTATCAGGAACAAGTTCTTTAAATACATGATCTAATCTATTAATAAATGGCAGAGATTCTTTCCATTTTTCTGGAAAATCGCGATTAAATGCAGTAAGCCGACAAGGTGGCCCCTTATTTTTGGTATTTCTATCAGGTCTATCATAATATCCAATAATATTACTAGGGCTTAGGTTACTAACATATTGCTTACTAGGTATTCCACTTACACTACTTATATAATGTGTTCTATATTTACCAGAATTAACAAATGTTCCTACATAATTAGGCATTTTATTTCTATCTAATGGTCCCGCACTGCTTCCACGATTTTCATGTTTTTTTTGAGCTGCTTTTTTATAACTACTTTCAGCAAGTCGGCATAGATTTTTATCAATAACATTTTTCCTGAATTTTAATAATAGTGTGCCATCTTCTCTATATACATCACAATCATTTGATATTATAACATTATAATGGTTTTGATCAAAATATTCTCCTTCTTTTTTTTCTATTTCTTCATCGCTCATTATTTTTTTTACAACAATTTTTTTAATTGAATTATTCATATATTTTATCTATCTAAAAAAAATTCAGATTATTTTCCATATAAAATTAATTTAATAATAAAATAAGTATTTAAAGATAATATGCATTATTTATATATGTATTCCGTCAAAATAATAAAGATGAAATATTAAGCACTTTATCATTCTCTAAAATTACGCTTTTCAAACGATGGTAAAAGATTGCTATTACCAAATGAGTTAGGAAAGTCTATAAAAGACGATGACAAAGAAACTGGAAACGTTTTACGATCCCAATTTAATTTTTGTTTCTATCTTAATTACAAGGAATACCTACAGCAATTATGAAATGTTTAGTATTCAAAAAACGCTTTCTGAGTTAGAAAGTAAACAGCAAAAAAAAATGTTTATATAGGGGTGGGGGGTGCTTAGATTTATATCTAAATATAATTTTAGATATAAATGTAATAAAAAAAAATAAATTAGTATTATATATGGAAATTAAAACATTAGTCTACATTAGTATTTTTTTAATGATTATAAGCATGAGTTTAAATTACTATGTTAATTATTATATTGTTAAGGCTAATAATTTAAATGATAAAAAAAATAATGAATTTGTAGAAGATACTAAACAAAATTTAAAAAGTATTGAAAATAAAATACGCAACTATATAAATCCAGAACAAAAAAAAATAGTTAAACCTAAAATAATTAAAGTAGATAGTATTAAAGAAAATTCAGATATTAAAAACTCAAAAGAAATAGATGATGAATTAAAAAAGGTGAATGATGAACTATTAAATTTACGTGCTCAAATAAATAAAGAGACTAAATTAAAAAATGAAAAAACTAAAGAGAATGATACTACACGTGATGTTCATAAACCTAAATTAGTTCAAAATGATAAAGAATTAAAAATTCCAGCAAAACCTTTGGAAGAAGTTTTTTTGGTTAAAAATAATATCTTTTTAAAAAATCAAGGTGACAAAGTATGTAAAGCCTTATTTAATTCTAAATTAGCAACAAAAGAACAACTTAATGACTCTTATAATAATGGTGCTAATTGGTGTAATTATGGTTGGATTGAGAAAAGTGAAGCTTATTATCCATTACAAAATGACACAGATAATGCTACTTGCTTAGGTAAAAAAGGATTAAATGGTGGAGTAATGGATGAAGATTTAAATTTAGGTATACACTGTTATGGAGTAAAACCTTCTGAAAATACCTTTTACCCATTAGATAAGTTATATAACGATAGTTCAATGTCTGATAAAGATTTAGCCATGTTAGAAAATTATAGAAAAAAACTAAATGCTGGCGGTATAAAAATAACTCCTTTTAATAATAATGCTTGGTCTAAATATAGTTTTAAAGCGGACACTATTAAAATAGGAGAAAGCACAGTTGTGACCGAAAAAAATGATAAATCTAAAGATCCTAATTCTATTAAAATAGAAAAAGTAATTGTAAAGGAATTAATATTACCTGAAATAAAATAATATATTTTAATATAAAAAATTGAAGATAATATATTAAATTAAATATTTATTATGGAAATGGAAATAACAGAATTAATCATAAATAGTAAAATTATGGGGGAAAATGAAAATTGGGATTTCAATCATTGGAAAAAATATATTACTGAAATAATTTTAGAAGTTTATAGTAAAGGTGACTTTCATAATTATATATTAGATCAGATAATTTGTTATTGTTTACCGCAATTTAATGAAAAGAGATATCAATTTAAAAAAAACAGGACATCTTTATTAAATGATCGTAAACAATTACAACATTTATTAACTATTCCTAAAAATAAAGCACAAAAATCGGAGGAATGGTTATCTTTTAGACACAATCATATTAATGCCAGTGAAGCTGGTCAAATTTTTTCAAAATCAAGAAATTCAATGTTATTGTATAAAGCAAAGCCATTTGAATATAAGAATACTAGTAGTAATGCTACAGAACATGGTAATCGTTTTGAAATTATAGCACAAAATATTTATTCAAAAAAAATTGGAAAAAAAATACATAGTTTTGAGTCAATTGAACATCCTATTTATAAATTTATAGCTGCTAGCCCAGATGGTATAGATGAAGATGGTGATTTATTAGAGATTAAATGCCCTATAACACGAGATATTAAAGGCGTCCCAAAAAAAGATTATTGGATACAAACTCAATTACAAATGGAGGTGACTAATTTAAATAGATGTAAATTTGTTGAATGTAAATTTGATGAATATCAGTGTATTGAATTTTATAAAGAAGATAATGAACGAGATTTCAAAGGTGTTATATTACAATATTATGATAATTTACAAATAAAACACATTATTTATAGTGAATTTAATATAGATCCTGATGAATGGATTAATGATGAAAAACAAAAAATTATTGAAAAATACGATGACACAATATATATAGATGTAATTTATTGGTATTTATCAAAATATTCTTGTTTTGAAGTATATCGTGATCGTAAATGGTTTATGGAAAATTTACCTATATTTCAAGATTTTTGGAATGATGTATTAAAATATAGAGAAAATGGTAATCTAGAAAATATTGAAGTTAATACACGTAAACCAAAATTAATTGAAGAAAAACCAATTGTAAATGCGTGTTTATTAAAAGATGAAGATGAATATTAAAATATTTTTTTTGTATTATAATAAAGAATAAAATTGATATATATGTAATATTATTCTTTATTAAAAAAAATGGGAGTACCTTATTATTTTAAATATGTGGCTACAAATATGAGTCATGCTGTATTAAAAGCTATAGATAAAATGCCTACTATTTTGTATATTGATTTTAATGGTATGATATATGATGCACGAACTATAGTTTGTTCTAATAAAAATTTAAAACATGCAAAAAAAATAGTATTAGATTATCATATTTGCACTGAAGTAGTAGCTTTACTAGAAAAAGTAATTAATTCAATAGATTTACAATATCTAGATACAATTTACATTGCTATTGATGGTATAGCACCTTTTGCTAAAATGAACCAGCAAAGACAACGTCGTTTTAAATCAGCAAAAGAGTCATACATTTTAAAACAGATAGATATGGATGCTGGTATAATAAAAGACACGCCTATTTGGGATAGTAATGCTATTACACCTGGCACTAAATTTATGGAGAGGCTGAATGAACATTTAAATGTATATATTGAAAGTATTAAAAATAAATATAATAAAATAAATGTAATATTAGATAATAGTTCTAATAAAGGTGAGGGTGAACATAAGCTTTTCAAACATCTAGAAGATAATAGACAAAATCATTTAAGGCATCAAAAAGTTATATATGGTTTAGATGCTGATTTAATTATATTATCATTAATTCGTGGCTATTCCTATACATATTTATATAGAGAATCATCCTATTATCCATTTGAAATGCGCGAAAATGATGAAGGATATTTATATATGGATGCCACTGTTCTTAAAAATGAAATAATAAATGAATTTTATATTGATACAATGGATAAAAAAAAATTAATGATTGATTATGTTTTTCTTACATTTTTATTGGGTAATGATTTTATTCCAAATTTATTTATTCTCAAGATACAGAAAGGGGGTTTTGATTTAATTTGTGAATTATATAAAAAAGGGTATCAAAAATTTAAAGTCCATCTAATCAATAAAGATATAACAATTAATCTTGAATTTTTTAAATTTATAGTATCTGGATTAATAAAAAAAGAAGATGTAATTTTAAAAGAATTATCAATAGAACATCGTAAATTTAAACCATTTATAAAACCTAATATTTCCGAGTATGATAAGAAAAAAATGTTAGTTCATTATTATCCTTATATGATTGGAGAAAAAGACACAATATTATTAGGTGAAAATGGTTGGAAAGAGCGATTTTACACATATTGGTTAGATGGTAATTATGATAATTTTATGATAAATTACATGGTTCAAAACTATGTTGATGGACTTGTTTGGATATTAAAATATTATACAATAGGATGTGCCGATTGGTTTTGGTTTTATGAGTATCCTATAGCACCTTGCTTAGATGATTTATTAAATTATCTTGATAAATATCCCAATAAATCTATTGATGTAAATTTTAAAAATGAAACTATTGATTATACTATTTATAATATGTATCAGCTTCTAACTATTTTACCTAAAACAAGTATAAAGGCTATTCCAAAATTATGGAGACCTATTATCACAAATCATATATTTAACTACTTATATCCTACACAATTTAATATTAAAACATTATACAAACGATATTATCATGATTGTTATCCTATTCTTCCCAAATTAGAAAAATCTTTATATTATCAGCTTAAAAGTAAAGTTGTTGAGTTATTGGCAATAATTTGAAAAAAAAATCTTATTATAATATACATAAGCGTTTTTTATGACACAATTATTTAGAAAAGAATTAAATATTAATATATTAAATAAAGTGTTAGGAACAATAGGATTAACAGAATTTAAGGAAGAATTTAGTTTTCGTAAAAAGGACCTAATCACATTTGGTTCAGTTGAAAAGATGAAGTTAATAAATGATGAACTTGCGGAATATTATTATCCCTGTAAATCAAAATTATATTTAGATGATATTGATGAAAGTAAATGTATCACTATAATAAGACAATTTTTGCGTTTTTTTGATTATAATTTAGTAAGTAGAGAAAAATATAATAATGGTGAAAAATTCATTGTATATTCCTTAGTATCACCTCATAATATGAAATTAAAAAAACAGATAACTATATCAATTTAATCATATATTTTTTATAAAAATATGATTAAATATTTAATTACTGTAAGCAAGACCACCCATACCACTCATGATACGAAGAACGTTATAGTTAGTGGCATAAACACGAACTTTGCAGGAGCGAACACCAGAGGCACCACGAACAGCGCGATGAGTAAGAGATAATTGAAGGGTAGCATTGTCAATACGAGACATATTGCAAGTGCCGGAAGGTTGATGCTCTTCAGGTTTAAGACCGAATGAATAAACATTGATACCAACTGGGGGGCAGTTGCTGTGGTGTTGGTATGGTTGAACAAGGTTGAAGTAGCTACCAGGGCGTTCAGAGAATCTATCGTGTCCGTTAAGTTGAAGTTTGGCAGAAGCTACAGGATTGTCACCACGATCAAGCAAGAAGTTTCCAGAATGAATACCATAAACTCTTGCAGTAGAAAGAGAAACATTGGCAACATTTTGAGCAGCAGGGGCAACTAAGCCAGAGTTAGCAATAAAGTCAGCACTGTTGGGGTTAACACCTTGACCTTGAGCGACGTTATTTAAGGTTTGAGTCATAGAACCAGCGCTAAAGATATCACCAGCACCAGTTAAACCACTTCCCATTGGGCTATCAGGATTGCCGGTAAAGGGGGTAAGATCAAGAGCATCAGAGTAGTTAAACCATTGAAGACCAGCAACGCTTTGAGTAGAAGAAGCATCTACATGGCTGTCAGGTTGAACAACCCAGACAAGTTCTTTAACAGGGTGATTGAAGTTGAGTTTAACTTTGTTAGAAGTGGAGTTAACAGATTCGTCACCAGTGAATTGAAGTTGTTCAATCAAGTATTCGTGAGAAACTTGAGCGAAGCGTCTGCGCTCATCAGTGTCAAGGTAGATGTAGTCAACATAGAGAGAAGCAGTCTTGAGAGAAGGAACAGCAACATTGTTAGCATCCCAATAGCAACCACGAGCTTCACGGAATTCAAGGTTGATTTTGACTTCGTGATATTGAAGGGCAATAAGAGGGAGAGCGAGACCAGGGTTACGGCAAAACCAGAATTCAAGAGGGATATACAAGGTTTCTTCAGGCATAGTAGCAGTAGTATCATCAGCACCGTGAGCCATATTATCAGCACTTGAACCGGCAACAGCAGGATTCGCAAGAGCATTGCCAGAAATAGGTTGAACAAGACGAGGAACGTTGCCGACCATAGCAGCATAGCCGGAAGCGTGACCTGCAGTTTGAGTAAGTTCGTTCCAGATGTGGAGCCAATCACCATAGTGTCTGTCAATGCGTTGACCACCGATTTCAACTTCAACTTGTTTGATCATAACGTGGCCGAGCCAGTTGAGCCATCTGAATTGTTGAGAACCAGATACTGAAACACGAGGAAGAGTGACTTGAAGGTAAACACGAGAGATAAGATCACCATTACGAGAGATAGTGCAGGTTACTTTGCGACCGAAATCAGCAGCACCGTTAAAAGTTTGTTCAATAGATTCCATAGAAAAGTTAGTGTGTCTGCGATAGACGACTTTCCAGAAAGTTATTTGAGGATTACCAGTAAGGTAAATATCCTGAGCACCATAAGCGACAAGTTGCATTAAGCCACCACCCATTTTGTTGTTTTATATAATATGATAAGAAAAAAAATTTAGAAAAACGCAAAAATATAGTTAATTAAAACTATATTTTTTTATCTTTCTACTATATATTTAAACAAACAAAATAATTTAACACAAATGTTTCCTTATTAAATTTGATAAATTAATATTCTCATTATATTTTCGTATCTTTTTAAATTCCAATGTATTATCTTCTAAAAACCTAAATTTCCAACCATCATTTATCATATTGAATATAAATGATATCTTTATTAATTCAATTATTATACTATTATTCATATTATATCTTTCCATACATTAAATTTAAAATAGATTTAAGCGTAAAAATCAATTATTTTTAATTAAAAACCGTTTTTTTTTAATATTCTTTCAAAAATTCTATTATTTTAATAAAAATAAAATTCTTATATTTAAGAATAAATTACATAATTTAGATATACATGATAATATTTAAAGATAAAACTAAAAAGAAAAAAAATGACCATCCGGTAAATATAGACAACAAACATCAAGAGATTATCAAAAATTTTGAATCACAGACAAAAGAATTAGAAATATTACAACAAGAATTAAAAAAGAAAAATATACGATATAATGAATTGTCAAATATATCAAATTCATTTATTACAGATGAACAACTTGATGAGAAATTTAATATAAAATTTCAAATTGAAGATATTGAAAAAAAAATAAATGTAATTCGTTATCAAAATAATTCAACTCAATATTTTGTAAATACTGGACATATATTATTTAATTATTATAATAAAATAAATACAACTGAACAAGTAAGTGTTGAAATGGAAAAAAAAAATCCTTTGTCCAAATCAATACTTGAATTTTTTAAAAAAGACACTACAAATTCTAATATAGAAGTCAAAGAAGATAGTTCTAAAAAAAATACTATATCAAAAACACAAATGATGGATGAATATATGAGATATGTTGATAGTAGATTTATTACAGATAAAAATAAAGAAGATGATGTTGAAGTATGTTCATCGTGTAATACTCAAAAACTATTTGTTCATGCTGAAGGTTTAATGATATGTGAAAAATGTGGTGTTCAAGACTATGTTTTAATAGATTGTGACAAACCTAGTTATAAAGAACCTCCAAAGGAGATAGCTTATTTCGCGTATAAGCGGATTAACCACTTTAACACTAAATGGAGTGGAAAAGCAGATAATAATCTGCTAGTCATGGAAGTTTTTATAAATTTATCAAAATATTTTTTATTATAAAAAAGACAATTCATGGCGATACTATCAAATTGCTGGAAAATCCTTAAAAACTTCTCTCACAATTCTATTTCTAGTGATAGAATAGAAATCGTAAAAGTAGAGGAGATACTTGGACAATCAGCAGCTAACTACTTTCAAGATTGAAAGTAAGGAGTTCACAGACTAAACGGTAGTAGGTGTCTTAAAAAGGTAAGATGCTTAAGATATAGTCGGAGTTTAGTAGAAATACTAAATAGTTCACGCAATGAACACATTTCACAGTTTCAAGGTAAAGAGTCAACTGAGATACCACACGAAATTTATAGTTTAATAATTAAAGAACTTGAAAAAGAAAGAATTACTGATTTAAAAATAATAGAATCTAATAAAATAAGAGAGATATTAAAAAAATTAGAATTAAATAAATACTATGAACATATACCACATATAATTAATCATATTAATGGCATACCGCCACCTAATATAACAAAATCACAAGAAGAAACATTACGCGTTATGTTTAAAGAAATACAGATTCCATTTATGAAGTATTGTCCATCAAATAGACAAAATTTTTTATCTTATACTTATGTTTTACATAAATTCTGTGAATTATTAGAATTAGATCATTTACTACCATGTTTTCCATTGTTAAAATCAAGAGAGAAATTACAAGAGCAAGATGCTATTTGGGAAAAAATTTGTAATGATTTGGGATGGAAATATTATAAATCTATTTAAAAAAATTATTGAAAACAATTGTTTTCAATAATTTTTACATTATCACTTCATATTATATCTTCCAAGTTGAAGGTGAGCTTGCTGCTGCTACTACTAAATGAATTGTTGAGTCTGGACGGATATTGTAATCCCCTAGTGTGCTATTTCTCCAATTATGTCCTTCTCCAAGGTTCCTACCAGCAAATATAAGTCGTTGTTGTAAAGTAGAAATCCCAGTGATATTTTGAACCTTATCCTTAAGAGTTGATATAGTATCACTGGAATCAATATTGATTTGATATGTGTTATTACTCATATCTTTAACATAAACCGTAAAACCACCGTTCATAATATTTTTCGATTTATAAGATCTACGCCCCTTTGAACGCATTTGTGAAGAACGAGTTTTATTTTTTTTTGAATTGACCATTTTATATATATAATTAAACGATTTAATTTATTTTTTGCTTTTTATTTAGAATATTTATTTGAAAAAACTAGTAATACTGTACTGTTTTTTTTGTAATTCTTCCTTTTTAGGTTTTATTATTTCGCGTGATATTTTAGAAATTGGTGCTGTTATAACAAACACTTTATTATATTTAGTAGGATTATCTAAATTTTTATAAAATTCTACAACTTTGGGATGACATTTGATTCGCGATGGATCAAAATTAATAATTGAGAGACCTATAAGTGTTCTTACACGACTTAACGCTACATATATTTGGCCATATCCACCATTTCCTTTAAATACATCACGACCTATATCAACTACTGCTAAGTCTATAGACATTCCTTGAGAACGATGAATAGTGCACCCATATCCTAATATAAGTGGTATTCCTTGCGCTCTTATAATATAACTTCCTTCATCAATTTCCCATTGATATATTGCTATGTTTTTTTGTATACCATTTGAAAACATAATAATAGGCTCATTATTTTCATTAAATCCTTGAACTATGCCTTTACTACCATTAACTAAAGCTTCTTCTATTGATAAATTTATTACTAAGATTACTTGACAACCTATACATAATTTGATTTTATCATCAATAGGTAGCTGACTTAAAACGCGATTATCTATATCTGTTTTATTTAAAATAGGTCTTTCTGGATCACGACTTTCATAAGATACTGATATATTATAATCTTTAATCTCTTTATTATCAGATTTAGCTATTTCATCAAAATAATTTTGATTGATTTCATTTGCTTTTATTCTAGTAGGAAATAACTGCACAGGAAGAACACCATAATTATTTACCAAATTTTCTTTAAAACGAGTCATTAATAAACATGTAGTGTCTTGATCGGATATTCCCATTCTTATTTTTTGCAACGCTTCTATAAAAAGTGTATCAGTTTGACGATGTATTTTTTTAAAATGGATTATTTCTATATTTGAATAATTCCATTCTGGTGTTTCAAAACAATATTCTCTATCATGGTTTTCAATATGTTGTTCCAATATGGGTGCTAATTGGCAAAAATCACCGCTTAAAATAATTTGTATACCACCAAAAGGCATCTCATTTTTTCTGATAATTTGACATAAACGATATAATAATTGAAAAGTTAAAGGCGTTAACATAGAAATCTCATCAATAATTAAAGTTTTAATATATTTTAATCGTTTTGTTGTATATTTCTTTTTTAATATTCTACTTATTATCATATCTTGTGATTCTCTGCTCACTCCTATTCCACTAAAACTATGTATAGTTGTTCCTCCAATTAAAAGAGCGCTTGAGCCAGTTGTACTTGTAATACCTAAAAGTTTCGAATGATCTTCCTGATATTTTAATTTATGCCAATCTATATATGTTTCTAATACTTTTGATTTACCTGTTCCACCACCTCCTGTAAGAAATACATTCGCACCACTTTTCATTAAATCTATTGCTCGTGTTTGTTCTTCATCTAAAATAATCGGCATTAAATATTGATTTATAGATATGAAAAATAAATATACAAATCAATTTTTTTATAATTTATATATGGTTGTGTTAAACAAATAATTCAGTAAAATAAAGCCATAAACCTATACCTACAAAGCATTTTGCAAAAAGATCCAATATATTATAAATTATTACTCTATAATCTTCACGCATTTTATAAATTAATCCATAAATAGACCAAATTAGAAAGAAAAATGAAAATAAAATATAATTAAATAGTGAATATTTTGGTTTAACAAAATTTATATAGATAATTGTAAACATTATAAAAAATGCTATAAAACTTGTAGTCATAGCTAGATTTTTATCCATTTTATTTGTATCTCCTAAATATCCTATTAATAACATAGTAAAATTTAATAGCACAATACCAATATATATTAAAAAATTTAATTTAACTTCTGAATGATCTGCTAAAGCTATACAAAATACTAATAACATTACAGGGGTAGTAATAGACCAATCTAAATATCGCAATTTATTAATTTCATTCCAATTTATATTTTTATTCTTTTCTATAATAGAAACAAATATAGAATAAAAATAACCAGCTATAATTGATATTACTGTTTCCAGATTAAATATATGTCTTACAATTGGATTTTTAGTTCGCAATGCTTCAATAATTGTTATTGTTCCTGTAGTTATTAATAATACATATGTTAATGTAAATGAAGCCTTAATATTAGAATCTACCAAGTCAGTATTTTTTCTTTTTTTATAGCGTCCATATATATTAATTAAATTTATTATATAGTATAAATAAAGTAAATAAATATTAATTTGTTAAACATATTATATAAAATGTCCAATCAAATATTAATTGAATATAGTGATGATTTAGAACATTTACTGAAAATACATGCTGAGGAATGTGAAAGTTTAGGTATACTTCATTTATCCTCTTATGAAAAATTTAATAGAAGATCAAACTATATAAATATACCTGTAATAATATTATCAAGTGCTATTGGTTTTGCTACTGGTATTGATATAGGTTACGATAATATGAATATTATATTAGGTGTTGGTAGTATATTTGTAGGAATTATTAAATCAATAGACACTTACTTTCAACTTCAAAAAAGAGCTGAAGGACATCGTATGTGCTCATTACAATATGAACAAATAAATAAAAAAATACAAATTGAGTTAGCACTTGATAGATCTGAACGACAATCTGCTAAGGATATGCTTAATATTATTAAAACCGATATTAAAAATCTTCAAGATATTAGTCCACTAATAGATAAGGATATAATTGAAAATTATAATAAAAAATATGGACAATATACTACTGTAAAAAAACCAAATTTTGTAAACGGATTATCTGAAGTATTTGTTAATGCTAATCATAATTCCAGTAAAAAACAAACAATAGTTCCTTCCATATCTGCTGATTTAATATTTAAATCACAAAATAATACTCCAAATAATAATAATTCAGTTATAATTCCCATAGATAATCAAATACTTTCGGAAAATATAAATAGAAATTCTAAAAATAATACTCCAATTATTCATTCCTCTAGAACAGCTAACAATAGTAGTTTTCTAAATAATTATAATAATGTTAATAATATATCTCGTAATTCACCTGTAAATAATAATTTATCAGTAGCAAACGCTATGATTCAACAAGATCCTAGTCTATCAAATGTATCTTTAGAAGAATTACAAAATAATACTATGTAATTTTAATATAAATAAATAAAGTTTATATAATAATAAATGCGTAAACAAAATTCACAATTAGCAAATTTAATAATTAATTATGAAAATTATTTTTACATTAAAATTATAGATCCTCGTATTCCAGATATAAATATAGAAAGAATTAATTTAAAAAATATTTATATCTATTATGTTGATAGAAAACACTATGATTTTATTTTTTTATTTAATAAATCAAATAAATTTTATAGATTAATGATACGAAAAAATAAAAACACATCTAATTTTATATTAGTTAATGATTTTTTTGATCAGAAAGTGAAAGAATATTTTAATTTTGATGAATTTGAATATATTTTTCGTGATGATTATATTATACCTCAATTTGATATGGAAATTATTGATATACTTAAAAAAATAGATATATAATTAGTTAAAAAAATTACTTTTATCTTTCACATTATCAGCTTCTATATTTCTATCCTTAATCCATGGATTCTCATTTTCAAATAATGAACTAAATTGTTTTAAGACATTACCTGAACTTAATTGCTCATCGTAAAATGTTCTAGGTATATATCTATATTCTATTTTGGGATTAGGTAATATATTAAGTTGTTTTTGATAACCTAGAATAATAAACATTAAGCCTGTAAAAAATAATAATAATACAACAGATTTCATATATTATTATTATATTTTTTTTTTATAGAATTAATCTTCTTTTTTACGCTGTGCCCATGTATCTTCTTCATTAAACAATTTTTCCTTTACATCATTAGATTTATTGTTGTTTAAACTATCCTTCATATTTTGTTCTTTAATTTCTTGATAATAAATATCACGTTTTAATGAGTTTTCTTTATATTTTTTCATTAATGTGTTTAGTTCAGGTTCTAAATATTCTTGATTTTCAATACGATTAGGGTTAGGATCCCATGGAAGCCAATAACCTACTTGACCAATGAATACATTATCACGTTTATGCAATTTTTGTAAAACTTTACTTCTAACTTCTGCTTCACGATGTGATCCATAAACACCACGAACTTTTACTCCTCTAACAGAAGTTTTAAAATCACACATCTCGTGAAATTGATTTTCTAATTGTTCTTCATTATTAAACATAAAATCATCATATTTTTCTTTGACATTTGTATAGTTTAATTGAGTTTTTCCTTCACTATTTTTTAAAACATTGTTTTCAAGAAATTCGCTTTGAACACATAACCATTTTAAAAATTCGGATTGAAAATAAACCTCTTTTTTCATTAATACATTTTCAGGACTAATAAAGGATAAGACTACAAATTTTTGATTTGGAACTTCTGTGTCAACTTCAAGATAGTCTTCTGTATCTACTTCTGTCATATTATATTAAATAAGTATTAATATGTTTTTAAATGGTTTTTAAATTTATTGATTTATATTAATTTACTATATTTTTTTTCTCTTTTACAAATATATAAAAAACTATGGCTACTGAAAATAATTCAATGGATTTACAAGAAGTTGTAAAAAGAGCTATTAAATATTTAATAGAAGGTGGTGCTGTCGCAGTTGCTCTCTATTTAATTGGCAAAGATAAATTAAATGTTGAAGAAATTTTACTTGTAGCATTAACTGCTGCCGCTGTATTTGCTATATTAGATATGTTTGCTCCTTCTATATCTTATGCTGCTCGTCAAGGTGCTGGTTTCGGTTTAGGTGCTAATTTAGTCGGTTTCCCTAATATGGGTGTTCGTGGTGTAGCTGCTCCAGGAACTATGTTTTAAATAAATATTTTGATAATATAAATTACCAAAATATTTAATCATTTTTTTTTGTTAATGATAATTCACGAAAACATTTAAGGAAAAGATTATAACTCCAAATTAATCCCATTGAAAATAATAATACTAATACTAGAAACATAGAAATATGTTGTTCAAAAATTATATCTGATATTTGAGCAGTATACATTAAAAATCTACCGATCCTAAAATAACTATACCAAATATATTGAAAACACTCAGATACTATTATTAAATTTTTATATTCAGCATATTTTTTATGAATATGGTATGAAATATATATCATAAAATTAGAATATTCTAATAGGTAATAATAGTTTAAGGTATAATTTTGTATTCTAATATCTTTAGCGACAAAAAGACCAAAAAATGCCAAAGAATGATGAAAAATATATGGTAAATGTCTCATTAATTTTTCTTGTTGTATCAATAACTTATAAAATATAAAGAATACATCATAAATATAAAAGCCAATTGACAAATCAATAATATAAGGTATTGTATAAATAGGTAAAGTTTTATAAAATACTACAAATAATAAGGCATGAATAAAATGATTAATATTTTTAGAGATATCATGATGTTTATGTAATTGATTTATAGCACTAAATGATATATGCCAAAACAGCACAAAAAAAGGTAAGGTAATTTGTTCCATATTAAATTAATACATTTGTTATAATCTTAAATAGTAATTAAAATTATAAATAATAAATACTTAAAAAAATAATAATATATTTAAATATGAATAAGCAATTGTTCATCCTCTGGTGGATGGTTTTAATAAGTTCTGTAATGGAATGAATCACCATCTAAGCCTTTTATAAAGGCTTATTTTTTCAGAGTAATGGCTTTAAAATTTAGTTATATGGGTGTAATTTATTTTGACCTAAATAACTAATATTTGATTTATTATATAAATGAAATACTATATTATTTTATTAGTTATTTTATTATTTATATATAGTTTTAATATCACAAAAGAGCACTTTGAAATTAGTAAATTTACAAAACCATTTACGGAAGCAATTAGGGATTTATCAACTGCAGCTGGTAGTGTTAATGAAATAGTTAATATATATGTGCCGAATATTAATTGGGGATACACTTTTTATGATAAATTTAATGATACTATACGAGCAGTTAGAGGATTACCTCCAATGAAACCAGTTGCACCTAATATAAATTATACGATTCATGATAATATTAAAAGATATACTGTTGGATATTCTGGATTTTCTATTTAAATAATATATATGAATAAAATTGATACAAAAACAGTAGATAAAATGAATAGAATGCGCACTTTGGAAGATATGGTTGAACTTTTACAATATGGAAACTCTGAGAGAGAATATATTAAAGGAAGAGAAATTATTGCTTACAATAGAATGGATAATGGTAATTATACATATATTCTCCAAAAAGATATGGGTGATATTAATGATACAGATTTTAAACCGCATTATACACCTAAACAAATGTTAGATTTAGGAATATTTGAAGGACGCTATTTAAATGATTGTATTCTTGAATTTCCGGTAGAATGGTTTTTTGACGCAATTGAAAATAGTAAATTATCCCCTGAAAAAGCTAACATTGAGTGTAACTATTTTAATATAAAAAGTAGAATGTCTTTAGGTGAATGGAAAAAAAATGGATGGATACCTCAAATACAAAATGATCCTGATAATCGTGGTTGGTTTCAATGGTATTGTAGATATTGGTTAGGTAGGCGTATTAAAGATGTTGATGAAATACAAATAAAAAGATGGAGAGCATTCAATAGACATTTTGGTCAAGTAAAAAAAAATTGCAATGGTGATATAAAATGTCGTCCAAAACAAAGACAAGCTTTATTACAGTGGTCATACAATGCTTTTATTTAAAATATTTTTTATAATTTAAAATATATAAAAAATATTTATTGTCTCTTAGGAGGATTTTCAACAACTTTGCCAACTTTATCAAAACGATCTTTGGCATATGCTTCTTCAGCTTTATTCATTAATGCTGTACGCTCATCACGCCTTCTGGCAGAAAGACCATCAACAGATCTTGTATTTTCTACAACACATTCACCTTTTCCTTGTCGGCGACCTTTGTCCCATCTACAAACATTAGGCATTTCTGATTCGCATTCTTCGCTAGTTCTAGGAGTACATTCACCTAAACGAATACGATCCATACGTTCTTGTTCTGCGCTGCGCTTGGGAACATCTGCTCTACGAGCAGAATTTTCTAAAAATTTTAATAATTTTTCATCAGGAGGAGGTGGTGCTAATGATTTTTGTTTTTTTGGAGCTGATTTTCTAGTTGATTTTCTAGCACTATGATTTCTTACTCTTTGATTATGATTATCTTTCAAACCACAACGATTATTTAATACTTCGCATAAATCAGAATTTTCAGAAGCTTTATCAGTTTTTTTACAACTACGTCTTGGATTTTTAAGTCCTTTAACCGGTAAAAGGTTTAAAGAGCAGTATTGGGTTGTCATTATATGATAATATAAGATTTTTTTTTTGAATTTATTTATTAATATAAATCTAAATTAACCCTTATATCTTGACAATTATTATATAAAATAAAATATTTTATTGTTTTAATTATTAGTTATCAATAAAATATTTATTTAAATAGGTATTTTATAGGAAACCTTTTGGAGGTGTCAAAATGCTTTAGCAATTAATATATTTTAAAAATACTTTTTACGACTTATATTTTTAGAACGCTGATATATTTTAAAAATACATTTTACGCCTTATATTTTTAGAACGCTGATATATTTTATTATTTCTTATTGATTTAACTATATTAATAAATTGATTTAAACTTATGCTACTTCTGCCTCCATTTTGAATACACACTTGTGTAAAGGGAAAATCATTTTCAGTGCCTGGATTTACTAAATCTTTTCCATTACATTCTTTTAACTCCTGTTTCCAGCTAGTTACTTGTTCTGGAGTTAGGCATTTTTGATTTTTACTTGGTATTTCTACACCATTATCATTTTTCAAGTTGTCATCACAAACTTTAAGTGTTTTCAAATGATCCTGGATTACTTTATTCCTTCGTGCATTTGTTTCTTCCGCTAGCTTTTGATTTAATAATGACTCACTTTCTGCTGCTAATTCTTTTTTCTTAATTTCTAGTCTTTCTTTTTCCTCTTTCGCTTTTTGTTCTTCTTCATCAGATTTAGCCTTATCTTTAGCCTTTTCCGCTCTTTCATTTGCTTTTGTATCTCTAACTTCGTTAGCTAAAGATGATAAATTTAAGAAATCAAGTGCCTGAGTTAATAGTGTCTTATCCATTATTTTACTATCTTTCATAACTTTTTTATAAGCTACAAATGAAGAAAATTCACTGAAATCAAGAGCACCACTGTTGTCAATATCAGCTTGTCTAAATTCTTCTTGGGTAATTTGCATTCCCAAAAGTCTAAAAGCCATAGCTGTTTCCCTAAATTCTAATTTACTGTCAGATTTAATTGTAGGGTCAGTATTCATATCTGCCCATTTAAATGCCGCAAGTAATAAAAATTCAGCAAAATCCATTTCACCATTTTTATTCATATCTGAATTAAAAATATCTTCATCTGAAACATATGTAACTCCTAATTCCATCAATGCTCCTTTTATAGCACCTGTCGGTATATAACTTTTTCCATCTTTTTCAACACTATTTGACTTATATACATATAATACTTGAAATTCTGAAAAATCTAATGAATCATTTGATGAAATATCTGCTGTTCTAAATTCTTTACTTGTTATATTTGCTGGTCTACCTAATTTTGCTGATAAAGCCTCTTGAGTTTCACGAAATGATAAAGCACCTGAAGCATCAGCGTCAGCGGCTTTAAACGCAGCTAATAATAATAAATCATCTTTACCTACACGACCATCATTATTTAAGTCTAACGCTTTTAATTCATTTCTGGGATCAACTTTAGATTGTGTTTTTGACTGTATTAATTTAATACCATTTAATACATATTCAGAATCTATAGTAGATGCTATTCCATCTGGAAAACGAGATAATTCTTCATCTATTTCTGATAAAACAGTTTTTATATTTACTGGACTGGGAGCAGTTAATTGAACTTGAGGGGGAGTATCTAAAGCTTCCGCTGGAGGAGCGACATCAGTTGCCTGACCACCTTTTAATGATTTATTGTTAGGTTGTCTGCATGAGGCACGTCGTGTTTTACCATTTTTAGTTCTATATGATGATACCGTTTTGCAAGGTTCAACACATTGATTTGTTTTTAAATAGTTTTCTGCGCAATTACTCATAACACGGAGTTTTGAAACCTGATGTTTTTTAGAAACATTGCGTGATCTACTTAAAACTCTATTTTTTCTTCTAGTTAGTAAACCACAATGATTATTTTCATAGACGCAATCAGCACTATTATCAGAACTTACATCTGTTTTTGAGCATCTACTTACATTAATAGGACCATTATGATTTTTACGGATAACCTTTGAACTAGTCTTTTTACAATAAACTGGTTGTTTTGTTGCCATAATGATTTTATATATTTTATATTAAGATTTTATTTCTATTAGAACAAATTGAAATAAAATGTTAATATAAAAATATTTATTTTATTTACTTAGGTCTGAAACGCAATTATTCTATATTATTTTTAACAATAATTATTAAAAATATTACAGTTTATTTTTGAGATTTAGCACGAGGATTGCGACAAGAAGCTTTGACTAGTTTTCCTGTTTTTTTGTTAGTATAGGCATTAACAAGTTTGCAATCTGATTCACAATTACCTGATTCTTTATAAACATTAGAACATTTGCTGGGAACAGAAACTTTTCCTACTTTGTGATGACGAGAAGTGTGATATTTACGAGCAGATGCACGAGATCTGGAAAGTCTTCCAGTATTATCACGAAGACCGCAGTGTCCGGTAAGAGAATCTACTTCACATTCAACAGGACTGTTTTCATTTTCAACTTCAGTTCTTTTACATCTTCTAGATTTACTGGCAAGACCATTAGCATTTACAGTTCCCTTAGGTTTAAAATGGCAATATCTGGTAGCAGAGGGCATTTTTTTGTTTATATATCATATATAAATATTTTTTTTTAAAAAATAGTAAAAATAATTTTTTATAAATTATCTAAATCGTTATAAATTTTTAAAACGCGAGCACTGGGGTCATTTGTATTTCCTGACCATTTAGGCAACCAATAATAAGGTATGGTATCAGCCTTATGTGGATATAGACTATCAAAAATTTTACGATAATAATAACTTTCTTTTAAATGAGGTTTATTAATTTCAAATTTATCTTTATTCATTATAAATTCATTATCAGATACCTTACTATCTACATGTTCCTGAATGATTTGAAACCACGATTTTTCAGTGCTACTCACGCCATCACTAAACGCCTCTTTCTTACGCCATAATATTTCATCAGGTAATAATCCAGTTCCATCAAAAGCCTTTCTTATAAACCATTTCTCAATACCATCTTTAGGACGTTTCCATTCAATCGGAAGACTCATATAATCTTGAAGAAATTCTTTATCTAAAAATGGACACCTAACTTCTAATCCATTTGACGCAGTTGATTTATCACATCGTAAACAATCAAAATAGTGAAGATCCTTAATAAGTCTAACACATTCATCTTGAAAAGCCTCATTATCAGGAGCATTATGAAAGTATAAATAACTTCCACTGGCTTCATCACTTCCTTCTCCAGAAAATACTACTACAATATCAGTATTCTCTTTTATGTGCTTGGATAATAGATACATAGGAGTGCTCGCACGAACGGTTGTTGTATCATATGTTTCCGTATAATATATTACTTCTTCAATTGCATTTAACATTTGTTCAGATTCCTTAATAACTTCGGTGTGATTTGATTTGATGTGATTAGCTACAATTTGAGCATTATATAAATCGGTTGATCCTTTCATACCTATAGAAAAACTATGTATAGGTTCACTACCATTTTTTTTTGCTACAAGTGCTGCAACAATACTACTATCAAAACCACCAGATAAAAATACACCAAAAGGTCTATCAAACATAAATCGTTTATTTACCGCTTTTTCAAACATATCTCTTATATGCGATAATTGATAATCAATAGTTGTATCTTTTAAACAAATTAAAGGATATTCATAATTATAATATCTATAATATATACCGTTTTCCCACCAACAACCTGGTGTAAATTGTTTAACAAGTAAGTTATCAGGAATACCTTTCATTTCACTACAAATGCTAATCTCTTTATCACTTTCTCCAAAATATAATGCTCTTACGCCTACAGGATCTCTAGCAATTATTAATTTTTCTAATTGATTATCCCAAATAGCAAATGCAAAATATCCACTTATTAATTCTAATGTTTTCTTAATACCATATTTTTTATATAAATGCAGAATTACTTCACAGTCACTCTTACTCTTGGTTTTAAAATTATTATCTGTTATTAATTCATTATGATTGTATATTTCACCGTTACAAATTAGAAAATATCTGTCATCAAGAATCAAAGGTTGGTCTCCTGCTGAGCTAACATCATTAATTGAGAGACGATGAAATCCAAATATCAATTTTTGTTCATTTAATGTGAGATATTTCGTATTATCAGGTCCTCTATGTTTAATTTTTTCACTATACAATACATATTTAGTATATTCTTCATCACTTATTTTACCTAACTTTTTTAATAAAGCAAAAATACCACACATTTTTTTATAAAGTAATATTATTTATTGATATCAATTTTTTAAATATATATTTAAATAAAATTTTTATTTTATAAATAAAAATTTTATTTAGTTTTTTAGATTATTTTACAAGTTTAAGCGAATTTATTTTCTACTTTGATTTGTTTATCTAATAATCTACTGTAAGTTTCATTGTCATAATCAGATACTCTGTAAACTTTAGGATCTCTTCCAGCTACAGTTACATTTACAGATACAGAACTTGATACAGGTGTGTTATCAACGAATAATCTAACGACATCACCTTGAGTAATCTTCTTATCATTTCTGACTTTAAATGTTAAACCGCAATGTTGATTAGAATCTTCAGTATAACCCTTAGAACGAGCCCAACTATTTTTTCTTCCAACAACTAGGGGAAGACTATTTTGAACTTTAAGACTAGCAACAGAAGCTGAACTATTTTGTCTATCTGTATCAATAGATATTACATCAAATGTTGATATATTATTATTTCTAAATACGAAAAAGCAATCAAGATTATAACCTACAGCCCATCTTTTATTTAATTTGATATCTAAACCTGATCCTGTTATAGTATTCCATCCAGAAGATGATAAATCTATTGTTTGAACTATTTGAGGTGAGCGATATGATTGATTATTTGATGGATTTGATCTCAAGTTGTATAATAACTCTGAAAAATTGTTGTTTAATCCGAAATTGGCATCTATATTTTGAGGAGATAATCCTGAAGTATATTTATCCATTTTACTGATATGATCAGTTGACGCATTATTGGTGTCTAATTCACCATTTTCATTAACATCCATAGCCTGATATAACATTAATTGTGAAGGTTCTATATTGACTTTAAAATCACCCGTTTGTGATATTGATCCGAAAAGTTTTAAATGAAAAAGTTCATCTCCTGCAACACCTTCTTTTTTCATTCCATATGTAAGATACCTTTCTTTGGTTTTTTCCGAATGAGTTGTTAAAAATCTATCTCCCAAATATACTGGAGTTAAATTATAACTTTGTAATACATTTTCAGATCTAAAATTAAATTTTGTTTCAGATAATAAGTTACTCAAACTCCTGAATACACCAAATAAATTTTTACTGACATTTACTTTGAACAAATCATCATGAGTAAATGTATAAGATGTTCCTCTTACTTGGATAGGTTGATGAGCATTACGATTAGTAAAAGCAATAGAGTAATATGCTTTATAAGTGGCGGCACTTGGATAACTACCAGTTCCAGCTGTAAATGCTGATCCGTCTTCTGATGAAAATAATTTAGAAGCATCAGTGAAAGTAACAGGTTTAGTATCTCTAAAAGATTGTAATGTACCAGTAGAACCTGTTCTTTCATAGGTAATAAACCCTACAGGTCTAGTGCCTGTGTATAATAAAGCAGTATGTAGATCATTAAGTTTTGTAGGTTGGTTTTGTAAAGTAGTTCCCCTAAAATATATACGATCTTCTTGATCTTTTGTTCCTAAATTAATATAAAATTTTGAGTTGTCATTATTATATTGTATATCAACAGTAGTAGCATCAACACTGTTATCATTTACAAAATTAAAAGCATTTGTATCTTTAAAAGCATCAAGACTAGGATTATAGGTTTCATTTGTCACTGAAGCTCCACTTGTACCAACCGGTACAATTACTTGATTTGGAAGTTCATTTCCGTAATGTGATGTAAAATCATAAATGCGAACATCTACTTTACCAAAACCTAAGTGTTTAAAGCTCTTAATAAGTTTAAATTCATTATTTATTGGACTAGAAATATTAAGAAAATCATAATTAAGTGAGCGTTTTAAATCACTAAATAAGGCTACACCTAAAGTGTCTGATTTAACTCCAGTTTTTGAACTTAAGATTACATTTGAATCATTTACAGGTAATTTATTATGAACTAAACAATAATTATCTAATCTTATTCTTAATCTAAACAAGGCATCTTGAGGAAGTGAAGTATTGACTCGTGTATTATATAAAGAGCGGACAATATCAAATTCAATTTCAGGCAAAGTGCTATATTTTTTATCTATTCCATCAACAGCAGGAAATAATTTGCTAAAATCTATAGTTGTTCCTTCAACTTTCTCATTTTTTACAAATGTTTTAGCTTGAGTGCTTGGATTTTCCTGAAAAATAGAAACACTTATTTCATCAGATTTAGTATGAAATACAAATTGAGGAGCAGTATTCATTTTCAATCTACCTGTTTGTTTCTTTTGTGCCAATATATGACTTGCTAAATCTACAATGTTTGTTTTAAGATTCATAAAAAAACCAGATTTAGCTTTGCCAAGATTTTCAGATAATACATAGTCATTTAGAGCACTAACTGTCATATTTGGATTTTTTGATAATAAACCTCGTCCTATAGTTTCAACTACAGATGACCCTTTTTCTTGTCTTGTTAAAATCCATTCTACACTACGATTTAAAGTAAATTTCATCATATCTTGAAGTGGCACAGTTGAATTATTCAAATAATCAATATACACATCTTCCGCAAATCCACTATCTAAATAAAAACGAGTAGTATTAGGAAGTAGTGGGGGATTATTACCATCATTCTCTGAATTATTAGTAGTGTTAGTTTTAGAACTTGAAAAATTTAGTCCAGACACTGGCCTGTTAATTTTCTTATATTTTAGTGTAGTAGTATCAAAATTAAAACTATTATCTAATTCATAATCAGTGCGTGTATAATTCATTAATTGTCTAATTGTTTGTTTTTGAAAAGCATAAAGGACAACAATATTATTTGTAGGAATAGAAAATAAATTCACACCTACATTAGTATTACCAGCACCATAACTACTTGAATATGAAAAATTAGATATCTTTGTTTTATGAGACTGAACTACATTGGTGTATTCATTCCGTAAGGCGTGACTGCTATCATATACTTGTAATTTAGATTTAAAAACAATTTGATTAAAATTATCTGAAGATTTTTCAATACAGTTAATATTAACAGATACTGGTGTATTACTATTATATTCAGAATCTAAACCTGTAAAATTACCGCTAGAATCAACCGCTATACGTATTAACAATACAACATATGAATTACTTTCTTCTGAAATTTTAAAAACAACAGGGGTGTAATATAATCTTGCAGCATTACTATCAGTTTTCAGATTATTACCTATTCTCATAGGTTTAATATTAACTGTTTTTGTTACGTTATCAGTAGACAAAGCTAATTTTAAAGTTTTGGTTGCACTATCTGCACTGAAAATAATTAAAGATAAATTTTGTTGAATATCTTTTACATTATTAGGAATTACAAAATCAGCATTAGTTTCATCTTTATAATTATGTAATTCAGCTTCATCATTTGAGCGTTTCCATACAAAACCTGGAAATAAATAATTATCATTATCTGTTTTATCTTGTACACGTTGAGTCCAGGATGTGCTAGGAGAGACGAAAGGATAAAATGAATCAGCTGAAGAATTTTCATATATTTTTTCATATGTATAAATTAAAAATGGTGCTGGTATAATTGTCACCGTTCCAGCATCCACCGCAACAGGGTGTGATACTGTTCCTTTGCTTGAAATTAATTCAAAGACGTCATCAGAATTACTATCTCTTCTATACATAGTTGAATTATTAATTGGTGCTCCTCCTGTTTTTTGAGCACTACTTATTTCATAGCGATAAAAATTATCATAAATAGCTAAACGATGAACATCGCTATCAGCGCCAGTAATTGATGTTCCTCCATAATTAACTAAAATATTCATATAATTATCGTTGACATTTTGCATGTTTTTACTTGATATATTACCTACAATTGGTAAAACTGAATTATATTTATAATTTGAGCTATTAATACTGCATACATTTCCTAAATCAGTAAATTTATATGAAAAATTAGTAAATTCAAATTCAGAATAAGCAACACCATTAAGTAATAATCCATTCATGTGGTTATTGTTTGTTAAATTAAGTGTAGGTGAACTTCCGGTTATATCATCAAAGCCAATATTAGCTCCTAAAACCTTTCCTTCAAGATGAAGATTTGCATAAAAACCATATTGAGTAAGAGAAGCTTTTTCTTCAACTAAATTAGTCTCTCCTAATACTCTACCAAATTTTATTGTATATGTTAAATTTTTCTTAGCATAAGGATTTTCAACTGTTAATCCATCAAAAGTATTATAAGATATTCTTGGATCCCAGGTAACACTAGATAATTTAGTGGCATTTAATTTATCATAATTCCAAACATTACCTATTACCGTATTTCCAGTAATTACAACATTTGCTCTTCTATCAACTCTATTATTTATATCAGCATTGGCATATACATAAAAACATAAATCAGGACATATATTTGCTGTTATTTGTAAGGTATCTGATACATCAAATTTTTCAGTTATACTGCAATTACCAGCTAAATTAGGAGCAACAGTAACTGATTTGTCTTCTATATAAATTCCACCGCTTGGTTCTTTATAAGATTTTATATACGAAGGAAGACTAGTAAAATATCTAGAACTAGTAGTTGGCACAGTTGTACTAATTTGTGAAAAATTATCTAAACTAATGAAACCGCGTCTTAAAAATAATGATATAGTATTTCCATATGTATAAGAAGAAGGATTTGGTGCTTGTATTAACGTAGGTGTTTGTAATGTAGAAGGTTGTATTTCTGCAGTTGATTGCCAATTATTAGCTACAATATTATAAAATGATAAATGTACAACCTTAGAATCCATTGTAGGCGCATTATTATTTTGTGGCAATAATGCCTTAGCAATAAACCTTCCAGAATTATTAGTAATAGTATCATTTGCTGTAGCATCTGTACCTAATGCACCAGAAGCATTAGAGGGTGAAAAGATTTCACTTGGTTTTTTATAACTAGTGCTATTGACCTTTAAACGATCGTATAAATACCAAGGATTACTCATATTGAGATTACATTGAACAACAGTAAATTTATCAAGCTTTGTAAACTTACCATTCGTGTAAGTGGGAGCATCACCTTGTAAGTTAGCTCCAACAATATAATCATTGAACATTGTAGTAGTATATTTGTCTATAGATACGAAATCGTCTAGTTTACTAGGTTTTGGATCTGAATTACCATTGAGATTGGCAATATTTCCATCTAGATAATTACCATTAAATAAATTGTAATCACTACTTTTATAATTACCAGATATACTGAATTCAGTTGGTGTTTTATTTTTATTATGGTATATTACATTATCTGATGGTAAATTAGCGAAGAAATTTCCAGAAAAGCTATCTATTGCCATAACTTTTGACATTGTTCCAGTTACATCAGTCAGTCTTGTGCCAAAGCGTGATATTCTACCTATATAAATAGGATTTTCATTTGATACTGATTCATTATTTCTTCTAACTGCAAATTGAAAACGATAAGCTTCATTTGTTGCAACATTGGCTTTTGCACCTTTACCTAATATGCTATGGACAAGATCTCCGTCATATCCTATTGCATTTCCATTCAAATCGCATGGATCGGTTGAAGCTGTAGCTATAGTATTACCTAGTTTCGCGGTGGCGGGGCCTAATGTCCAAACATTACCATTTATTAAACGATTCCATCTTGTAGTATTATTTTCCATATTAGACATAAATAAGGTTTTTGAAGAATAATGATTGGCAATGTTTACATAATTATCATTTGTTTGGGTTGTGCTTATGTTTTTAACATTACCATCAATATATAGCCATCCACCTAATTGTTCTCTATTTAAATGGGAATAGTCTCTTACTGTAAGATTTGAGTAGACAGATATTTTAGTTGTAACATTTATATTACCAGGTAATTGTTCTAGAGGATTCCAATCTTTTGTAAGAGAACCTGCCCAACCAACATTTCCAGAAAGCCCTTTTTCATCAGAATTACCATAAACTTTTAGATCACTACTTCCTACAAAAATATGATTAAGGTTAGAACCAAAATGTCTAAATACATTAGTAGTTAGCAGATTACCTAATGGCCCTTTGCGGTGACCAGGTACGGCTAATCCTGTATCACCATTAATATTGCAGAAAAATTCAACATTATCGTCTTGATTTTCAAAATCAAAAGTATTTCTTGCTCTGATAGCATAAATTGTCTTATCGCGTTTAACACTAACTACATTGTCAAGGTCTAACCATTTAGCATTTGTAGCCTGTGAGGCAGATACATATTGATATTTATCATTGAGAACATGAATAGATTCATTACCTATTCTCTTGTCTGACGTTGTTGACATTGTTTTTATATACTATATATATATAAAAATTATTTTGAACCGAATTTAATTATTATTGATTTATAATAATTAAATTATCAGATTATTTGTTTCCTTATTAAAAAGAATAATAATATTTATAATTCACATAAAATATTAATTATTACTAAGATTTATTAAATAATAACATTCTTTTATTTATTAGTTCCGTAAAATCTATTTGAGGTATTTTATTTATTTTAATTGGAATTTTATGATCAACATTTTTTTTTATAGAAACAGTAGAATTTAATTTTTTTTTTAATATAATTTCATTAAAATTATTTTTTATAATAGGAATATTTAAAATAATTTCATCTGGATTTTCTAAAATATTAACATTAATATTTTCTATATTTAATTTTTGTTCAATAGCCATTCTAGGTATTCCCATTTTTAACATTTTAAAAAACTTACAATAATAAGGATGTTCTGATCTTTTTATTTTATTTATAACAATATAATCATTTGGATTATTTTCCATAATATTTTCATATTCATTTCCTATTTCATTTTTAATTTTAATGATTACTGCCATTTTAGGTATTCCCATATTAATCATCTTAAAATATTTTCCATATAATGGATGATTAAGATATGTAATTTTATTGTCATTATTTTCTATAGTTTTTGTTTCTATAAAATCAGTAATATTAGATTTTTCATCTATTATATCAATTAGACATTTATTATAATTTAAATATATAGGAAATATCATTAATTGAATTAATTTAGAAACTATATACCATCTATCTCCTTTTTTCTTCAATCCAGAGAACCAAATTAAGGGATAACAATAGCACTTGTCAGGAAAATTATCTATTGTTTCTAATTTATTATTATTACAATAAACATCTAATATTATTTTATTATTATAATTTTGTGTAAAGGTTCCTATTCCATTTTGATGATAAAATGGGTGTATTCTAGAATCAGTAAAATTTTCAAGTTTTAAAAAAAAATTTTCTAAATTTTTAAACATACTCACTTTTCTTTCAGTTTCTATTAAATAATGTATCCAAATGTATTGAGTATCATTTGTGATTTTTTTATTTATAAATCCTTTAGAACCTTGAAATAATAAATGTGTTCCATTTTCATAAAAAAATGATATTTCATTTTTTTTTTTTATAAATTTAATTTTATCAATATCAATAGATTTATACATATACTTATCATATATATAAATTCTATTTTTAATATCTAGATTGAAGTTGCATTACTCTTCTGGCTAAATTATTATTATGAATTAAAATTTGTTGATTATAAGTATTTAATTCTTCAATTTTTTTCCTTAATACACTCACCTCATTATTAGTATGATTTGATCTTAAGATTGCCAATTCATTATTTAATTGTTTAATTGTGTTTACATGAATATTATTTAATTCTTCTAATTCTCTAACCGTTGATTGTAAAGCTACTAAACGTTGATTTATATTTACATCATTTGATTTTTCTAGATGGCTTTCATTTTGTTCAAAAATATTTTTAGATACTACAGTATTTAATTCACCAGATAATTTATTAACCTGAGTATTTATAAGTTGTTTATCTTTCATTCTTATACTGTTTAACTCACTTGATAATTGATTAATAGTATTAACATATGATTTATTTAAATTTTTTAAAATTTGAACTTCTGATTCAAGATTTTCTAATTTTTTTCTATCTTCTAAGTTTAATTTTCTTAATTTTTCTATTTCTGCTTCTAACATATTATAATCAGTATTTTTATTAAAAACTTGTTCATTAAGTAAAGGTGTTGTAAATAAAGAAGAACCCTTAGTTAAGTCTAACATATAAATATTTTGATGTGATAGACTAGAATCATGGTTTTCAGCAACAGATACAGATTCTTCCTTATTTCCTGATGATTGAGTAGCAAACATTGATAAAGGTGATGTATAAACAACTGGTTCATTTATTTCTTGAAATATTTCAACAAAATTTGTAAAAAGATTGCTCATTAATTTATATAATTATATAATATTTTTTTTATTGTGTTAATAATTAATATTTTTAATATATAAAAATACTTCTTAATTACTACTTATATTTTTTTTATAAATATTAAAACGCAATTCGTTAAAAAAAAAGACAACTTTATTATCCATATTAAATTAAAAAATATTATTTATTTATAAAAAACATTTTAATTTAAATAATTAATATTAATAATTTTTAAAAACATTTTTATTTATAATCTTAAAATAAAAAAGACTAAATATATTACTAAAAAAACGCCAATAATTTGAAAAAATTATTTTTCGGTAAAATTAAAATAATGATATCTACAAACAGGTAAATAAATATCAGAAGAACCTACCAAGGTCTGTTCACTATTATTATTTTTTTTTTGAGTAAAATGAGCCAAAGTACCATCACTACATAATTTACAATATGCTGATAATTTTTCAACACTATCCGCTATAGGAATTAAATCTAAAATATTACCAAATTTTTCCCTTTTAAAATCTCCACTTAAACCAATTGCTATTACATTTTTAGAATCAATATCTACTGCTTTTTTAACAAATGGAATTAAATCAGTAAAAAATTGAGATTCTTCAATAAAAACTATTTCACTATTGATATATTCTGGTTTTTCAATAATATCCATTAAATATTCTAAAGATATACATTTTTTTTGAACAAGATTATGATTACTAATAACATCTATGCCATATCTATTATCAATAATATGGGTAATTGTTAATATAGATTTTCCTATGGATTCATATCGATTTAATATTTCAAGTCCCTTTGTGCTCTTTCCTGAAAACATAGGACCTATAATTAAACTAAGACTTCCATTTTTAACCATATGATATATATAATTGTTTAATTACAATTTTATATATCAATTTTATTTTATTTATCTTTTTCTATAAATAAACATACGATTAATAAAACTTAGTCTCTTTTCATCATCAGTCAACTCCTTAAAACCAGTTGTATCTTTATATGTTGAATAAATTTGTGAAAACATAGCACTTTCCATTAAATCAAATCCATATTCATTCATTTTTAATGTTAAATAATCAAAATTAACGAGGTATTCACGATTATAGCTTCCTATAGATTTTACAAAAACATCAATTTCTAATCCTAAAGAATTTTCTGTATTAGGCAATACGCCTGTTTCATCTATATCATTATAGTCTTTTTTAATTTTCCATATGATATCTCCATCTTTTTGACCAGAAATACTATAACCTTTAGAATGTTCAAACATATTATCAGCATTATCTTTCTTATTATAAATATGTGAACCATCAAAGCAGCAACCTATTACCAAACCTCCAGTTCTAATATTATCATTAATATTAGTTAATAATCCATTTAATTTTTCAATATTTTCAAATAAATAATGAATAGCAAACTGAATAGATACTATATCAAAATAATTATTGCCAATTTCTCTCCAAATTTGATCACGCATCTCAATTGATCTTTCATCATCAATAACAGCAGAACCATTTTTAATATTTTTACTTATATCACCGTTAAGAAATTTAACTTTAGGAATATGTGCTCCATCAAATGATTCCATTCTTTTACAAAAGTCTTTATATCTAACACACGCACCATCACGAACATCATAAATATTATTAGCATTTATGTCTATAGCAACAATAATATCAATTTTATTTTCAGACCATTTATAAAGATCTCCAGCTTTACCACACGCTAAATCTAATAATTTGATTTGATAATCCTTAGCATTTTTACTTTTTATGATTCGTGTTGCTTTTTGGATCAGTTCAATATTTTTCACATACTTATTATGAAATTCTTGTAAATTAATTGTGATAGATCTCTCACGTGAAGAATTAATATCGCGATTATAATATAAACTCTCACTTGATAATTCAGTTGGTATACCTGTCCCTGTTGTAATCATCTGTTCAGTTAATGGATTATGAATTGAACGCCAAATAGCATTTGCTATTTCATAATCATTTCCAATAGATATTTTAATAGGAATATCAAGTGGTTTTGTTATTAATTGATTTAAAAGTGTTAAATTACTGGGTTGATTCAAAATATCAAATACTTCACGAGCTGTATTATAAGATTTCTTATCTGCTAATTTAAATTTATTAATAATAATTTTAAGACTTAATAAGTCTTCTTCTTGTAACCTATTAAATTTTGTATTAATATCAGGTTTAGTGTATTCTTTAAATAAATTAAACAGTCGTTCCTTCTCTTTTAATACAGTATTAAAACTCTCTGTTTTATCAACACGCGTTTTAAGTGGTATCCATCTAAATCCTCGTTCCTCAATAGATAAACCAGATTTATCTATATCATAAGCAAATTCTACAATAGTATTATCTAAAATCCTTTGAGAATCATGGGTGCCAAAAATATTATTATTTTTATTTTCATCACAAACAATATGTGCCTTAAAAGCTAATTCATCAGGTGGATTCGTTGGAGTAAACTTTGTAGGTATATATTTATTTGTATCTTTAGAAAGAGTTGGACCCTTTAATTTAAGACAAGGATTACCACTATAACTGACTTTAAAACCACAATATAATTCAATAGTTTTATATGGAATAAATTCCATAATATTACCATTCATAACAGTTCTATATCTTATTTTATCTTTGTCAACTAATATACGCTTTTCTCCATCTACTTCAATAGTCTCTTTTTCAATTCTTACTAAGAAATCAATTGTATTTTGAGGAGATGGTTTCCATTTCATGTTATGATACCATCTCGCACCTATTTGTGTTCCCCAATCATGTCTACTTTTGTCAAAACCTACAGGCATATGTGCATGAGTAAAGATCAAACCATCTAATAAATAATTATATTTATCTTTATCAGAACGATTATCCCAAATTAGTTTTGAAAGTGCAAATATATCAGTATTACTATCAGCTATATAAAATCTTTTAACAAATATATCAATATTCAACTGTAAACTAATAATTTTAGACACTATTTCTCCAGCAGTGCTGATACGCGTTTTTGTATCTTTATTATCACTGATAAATGGTAATAAACGTATATCATATTTATTTATATCAGCCTTTTCAGTTATATTCATTAAATAAGCATCAAAAATTAGAAATCTTGGTTTGGCTGATGCTATAAACTCTCCTATTAAAAGACTATAACCAAGTTCTGGTATAGTATTATTACTTACTATATGAACATTCATATTTGTATCTATTAAAAATATACCTAAAGTAGGTATTGTAAACAGTGACATTGTTTCTCCATCCGCTTTATCTGAAACAGTATATTCCTTTAAGATATTACGATATGATTTTTCTTGTATATTCTCTATTTCCATAGAGACTACTTTAGGACCGAAAAATAATGATAGTGGTTTTTGATTACTCATTGGATCATACTGATAAAATCCTGAATTATGTTGAAGCATACTTAATGTTCTATTTAAAGATTCTTGAATATCATTACTAGATATCAAACGTTCACGATGATTTGTATAAATACTATATGGTCCGGAATTTCGATCTTTTTCAGGTAGTCTCATTATTTGTGTGATTTGATCTAATTCGTAAAGAGTATATTTTTTTAACATTAATTTTATAATTGACACATATTCATTAATTATATTCTTTGATGATCTATTACTTATTGGAATATATGTTTTACTATATAGATAACTAATAATAAAAGAGCTAATTTCATTGAATCTTTCTAAACCTGTTTGTATAGTTGAAGGCTTACCAATCATCTCAATTTCAATTTCATAATCTTCTTTTTGAGTTAAACATCCAGATTCCTTAAAACTTTTAGCAGGTATTACTGTTTCTCTTCCATTAGAAGATAAAGACTTTTTGTTAGTTTTAACTATCGTTAAATCAATACGAAATAATTTGTCTAAACTGATATAGCTAACTCTTTTTTTAAAACGAAATAATTTATATTGAGATTCATAACCTTGATTTTCAAATATTTGTTCTAATTGTTTATCCTCTTCGTGTGCTTGACTATCACTAAATTGATTATTTTCGTCAGAGTCTATTTCATTTTTAAGATTAAATCTAAGATTATAATCTGGGATTGATATAACAACAGAATTATTTGATATGTCTCGTTCATCAATCTTTTGTTTACTAAATTCTGTAAGTGCCTCTTTAGACCATTCAATCCTATCTTTATAATTTTTTTTATACTCACCCTCAGTTAATCTTTCAGTGCGACAATAATTACGTATAGAGTCTAAGCCAGTAATAGTGTATCTTATAGACCGGTTGTCTTTTTTATTACTGGCATAGATTTTAATATCCAAAACTTCATCCATCTCTTCTCTTTTAAATGCCTGATTATTTTGTAAAAATTCAGATAATTTACAAAATTGATCGGCTGTATAATAGCGAGTGTCTCTCGTAATTCTTGCTTCTAATTCTAAATTACTATTATTGCTTCTCATTTTTAGAGCCTCTTTAAGCAATATATTTTGCTGACTAGATAATAGCATGCGATATATAATAAAATAATATTTTGTTTTTAAATCAATTTTTATTAAAAAAACGCCTTATAATAAAATATACTTTTAATAATATTTTTTATAGTTTTTAAAAAAAATATTATTAATTATAAATCACATCATCTTTTTTGATATCATATTTTTGTCCATCAGATAAATTCCAATCATCAATTGGTTTTAAATGGTAAAAAAATTCTTCACCATAGACAAAACGGTAAAACATCTTTTTATTATCAACAATAATATATTCTATTATTTTTTCTGCTATTTTACTTCGTATTACAAAAACATCTGTTTCAATATTTTCTTGTTGTAATACATCATCTAAATTATTATCACTGGTTTTTTGTAATAGTGTTCTGATTTTATTTATCTTGTTATCCATATATAATTATTATGTAAAATAATAATTTATGACATTCTATAAACATTGTAATTACTGATATTATTACGAAACAATCTAAACATAGCACTTGTTCCGTCATAAATAACAGGATGACCTATTAAAGAATAACCCCTATCAGTATTATCAGGAAGTTTAAATCGTGTATTAGTTGCATCGGCGGCACCCCCTTCGCTCCGTCCTTTATAATTATTAATAATAGAAAAATCTACACTTTGATTAACATTAATAGTTAATTTATCAACTCTAGGTAATAATATATTACCAAAAACAGCAGCAGATAAAGTAGATTCAGCACCAGGTGCTAATGTAAGTTGTTCATTGTATTTGTCATCAAGTATTCCATTATGTATCACAATTAAACCATTTAATATTTCATTTTCACTGATTTCAATATTAGGACCTACAGTGTTAGAGTTTACATTACCGAATTGTTGAGTGCTTTGATCTGTAAAATTTCTTTTAACACTTCCGCTAATAACAACATGACTACTATTTAAAAATATTTGAGTACCAGCAGAAATCTCTGTTGATTTAAGTGAGTCTAAAACAATACTTCTACCTTTTGTTTTAATGAGAGAATCTGACATTTATATTATATAATATATAAAAGAAATTAAAAAATATATCCATATTTATAATAAATATTTAATAAATTTATTCCCCTAACAGATTTAATATCTATCCATTTATTATAAACTGGATCATATATTTTATTGAATAGTTGACCACCAGATTGATTAAATTTATTTTCAGTATCATCTTTTTTATTTAATATTGTTTCCTTATTATTTTCAGATAAAATTTCATCGTTATTATCAATATCTTCCATTTTTTGATTTAATTCAGTAATTTTTTCTTCTAACTTATCAGATACTATCTCAAAATTTTCTTTCAATTCATTCTCTATGCTGGAAATATTTTTATCTTTTAATTTTGACAATTTCTTTTTAGCCATTTTTTTTAATTTATCCAACTGCTCTTCTAGAAAATCAATATTATTTAATGCCAAACCTGTAAGAAAATTTTTTACATTATCAAACAGTGTTCGTGAAGGTTGATCAACTTCTATATCATTAAGTAAATATGGTGGCAATTCATAATATCGTTCAACTTCACCACTATCAACAATTTCATAAATAAATATAATTTTTTTTAAATACATTTGATTGATCATATCAACCATATCAAAATAAAAATTAATGATTGAGTAATTAATTGTTTTATCTCTTACTTTTTTATTGAAACGTATTTGTAATTCAAAGTACATTTTTAATAATTTTAATGTTTTATGTATGATTTGATATAAAATTGGATTTTGAAGAATATCTGGTAATAATTCAATGTGTTTACGATGTATTGTTTTATATTTTTCACCCATTTCACTTAACCTTTTTATTATTTTATTTACACCTTCAACTGGATTAGTCTGACCAAAACTATCCATATATATTATTTATATATAACAAAAAAATTGATAATATAAATATTAATATAACAATAATAAAATGATTGGTGTTTCAAACGATTTTGTATTAGGTTGCCTTATAGGATATTTTGTCTATAATTATCTTGTGATCTTTTTGATTAGTTTTGCATTAAGCACAATTATCCAAGAAAAATATGGGTCAGTTAATAGTTTGTTAAAATGGATTTTAGAACGGATTCATTATAATACTTTTAGTTTTTATCGCTCCTATATTAGACGTGAAAATATTCCTATTGAACAACGCACTGACAGTAAAACTGATTAATATTTAAATAATTATTTATATTAATATAAATATGACCACACAAAACTTAGCTGAAGATTTTAAATTATTAAGAAATCAAGTATCAAATGATAAATACAACGATGCTGAATTAAAAATTATATTTCAAAAAAATAATTATGATTTAGTGAATAGTTTATTAGAAATTGAAAAGTCAATATCTGGTCGTGAAGCATATGATATTAATCCTAAACAATTAACAGAGAGTGAAAAGAAAATAAAAGAATTACGCGAGATCGCTAATCAAAAAGATTTGGTAATGTCAAAAATTAAATAATTATTTTTTATCCTTACCCTTACATCTTTGACTATATTTTTAAGATAAAACAGATATACTTTAATTTACCGAGTGTTAAATGATAGAATATTAAAGAAATTGAAGGTGTCTCCTTAAAACGCAAAGTGTTTTTGATATTTTTTTTAATAAAAAAATATTAAAATCATACTTAATTATTTAATTGTTTCATATAATTTCCAAGAATTTGTCTTCCTAATTTAGAATTAACGCTAACTTTACGATTTGTTACAGGATTTACAATTGTCTCAAAAAGAGATGTATTACCGCCGCCAGTCATAGTTTGAGAAACAGAAGCGTCATAAGGGTTAAAAGGAGCGAGATTAGGACCCATTTCAGTTAGACAAGAATTTGGGGCTGTAGTATTTACAGGATTAGATGGACCATATGCTGTCTGATATGTTTTAGTGAGCATTTCGTGACCTTGAGGATAGTATGTGGGAACTTTTGCTTCAGGATTAAACCATTGGATGGGATAACTAACGGATTGTATATTATGATTTCCATCACCACCTTTTTGTTGTCTTCTACTACGATTCTTTACCATATTAATTATATTGTTATAAAAGAAAATAATTTATTTACTCATTTATTTTATTATTATTTTTTTTTAATGAAATTAATAATGATTTTATAACCTGAAGACTATTTAATACTATAATATCAGTAGAGTTAGATAAATCATCAAGAAGTGTGCCAATATCGGCACATAAATAGTTTATATTAGTAAACTCCTCATCAACACTATCTATATTATAATTTTGCTCTTTATTAATTATAATTCCATTTGTTAATTGTGAAAATGATGTTTCCGTTTTTCCCAATTCTTCTGAATTTAAAATAAATTCATCATTACCAATAAGAGCATTTGTTTTTTGATTAATACTATCATTATTTACAACTTCAGTTTCCTTAAATATTAACTTAGTTTCATCTTCTTTATCTATTTTATCTAAATAGTGAATACTTTTATCAGACGCATTTTGTTGATGTCTTTTACAATTAATAACATTACATATCTCGCCTTTGCGTTTTCCAGATTTAAATACTTCCTTACATTTATATGCTTCTACCTTTTTATCAGATACAATATTATGTTTATCACACTTACAAGATGTATTTTGTGTAGGCACACCACATTTGTTTCCATTAGGTTTAATGTAAATACATTCAACCTGATTTTCTAAGTTTTTATGTTTCCAACAAAAAACTTGATTATTTGTTTGAGGTGTAATTAAATTATTACAATATTTACCGCATTTATATGCTTTACAAAAATTATTTCCATAATGAACATAATTTTTATGAGTATAACACATATCTTTATTAGGTCCATTGCCCCATTCTCCAAATTTAAGATTGCAGTAATTGCCATTTTTACTATATTTACAATAACCTAATCCCTCATGATTAGGTGTCCATTGAAATATTTTTGAAAGATTAATATTCGTAGTAGGTAAACCACCATGTATAAACTTACAATAATTATATTCTGATTTTTCAGCAAGTGGTTTTACATTTTTGCGACAATAAGGACATTCTAAAACACACGCACCTCTCTTAATATTAAATTTAAATGACATATAAAAACAATCATAATGTCCAATATGCCCACAGGTTAATTTATATATATCTTCTGGTTTATCAAATATATCTTTACAACAAATACATATATCTTCTTCGGTCATAATTTGATATAATTTAAAAAATATATCAAATCAATTTTTTTTTATAAATTTCATTTGACCTTTATAACTTGTATTGTCAATAGCAGGTTTTTTAACCAACACATTTAAATTAGTATATTATATGATACTTAAAACTATAATAGGATTAAGAAAATACAATTGTTTAATTACCTAATAAATAATTCATTACTAATTCTATATTACCTTGATATACATTTAATAATACTTGATTTTGATCATTGTCATAAAAACCCATACTATTCAATGTTGCTATTTGTTGAGAATAATCCTGTGGTTGTAACATACTATGATTTAATAACTGATTAAATATATCTAAAAAATTATCAAGTGTATTAATTGAACCACTGTTAGATAATTGCATATCAGGTTTTGATATATTAAAACAATATATCAATGATTCATGAATAATATTATAATCACTTAAGCATTTATCATTTTCTAAAATATCCCCTTTAAATAAAAATTCTACATTTTCAATATTTTTATTAATTTTTTTTTTTAATAATTCTACTTTTGTATGATTACTAGCAACAAATGATTTTCGTAAATCATTATCTATAATTATATCTATATCAAAAAAACTCATTTATAATATATCATATATACATTTTTTTGCTTATTTTTAAGTATTTAAAATCCTTGTTTTTTATAATCTTACATTAGGATAATTTTCTTTAAACCATTTAACAGTTTCTTTAATACCCTTTTCTAAAGATATTAATTTATAATTAGGTAATATTTCAAATAACCGAGTAGGACTAACAGTTTTTATCTGTTGTCCATCATCTTTGCCGATGTCTAATTCGGAAGGTGCTACATCAGTTATATTAAATTCCTTTGCTATTAATTTAGCAACATGTAAAATAGACACTTCATCAATTTCAGCACAAGAACAAATCAAAACAGGGTCTCTATTATTTGATTTCAATAAATCAATTATTATTTTAGCCAAGTCTAAAGAATAAATAAATTGCCTTTTAGGTAATCCTGTCCCCAATATGACAAAAGGATTTTGAATATTATTTATATAATGTAAATATGCTTTATGAATAAGACCTGGAATAACATGACTATCTTGAATATTATAATTATCAAAAGGTCCATATATATTTGTTGGAATAATACATTGATAAAAATATCCAGGTGTTTCATTATATAATCTACATTGTACTTCCATAATACGCTTAGCATAAGCGTATCCATAATTAGACTGATGAGGTTCGCCTAAATGAAGATCCTTTTCATATAAAACACGATTTAAGCCATCTGGAAAAATACAAGTGCTTAAACAACATATAACTCGTTTTATACCATATAAATATGCATTTTCTAAAACATTATAATTAATGATTAAATTACTATTAAACATCTCTAATCGTCTTTCTTGATTTTTAAATAATCCACCTACATTTGCTGCTAGATGAATCACAATTTCAGGTTTATAGTATTCAAATAAATGTTTAACTGTTATAAAATCTGTAAGATCACCATCTGATGAAGAAAGATATATCCAATCAGGCTCAAACATCTTAATAGATGAACCCAATAATCCTGAACCACCTGTGACCAATACTTTCATGATAATTTATTAATACATAAATTAGATTTATATTCTTATTATAGCATACATCATTTTCATCAATTCCAGATCTGCCATTTTATATATTAATTTATAATTGATATATAAAATAGTAGGGATTAAGTAATAAATTTTTAGATAATAATCCGACTTGTAACTATTTTTGGGCAATAAATACAAAATAAAGTATATATTAATTAGTCTCTACCATAATATTCATTACATTATCTAATGTATTTTGCTTGTTTTTTAATGGTTTATTTCGTTTAAGAGTTATCTCTTTATCCTTTTTATAGGAACCATCATGTCCTTTACTATTATTAATATTAGCTTGAACATTTTTTTTATAATATATTATATTATTCTCTTCTTGAATAGGAATAATAGACATTACCGGAGGCATAATAATATTATTATGAATATAATGGTTGTCAAAACTATCTCTATATTTCTCAATATCCATATTACCTCCAAATATTTTTAAACATAATCTGTGTGCTGCTATTTTAACTCTATAAAAAGGGTCATTGTATGCTAATTTATACATGTAGTTTAATAGATTATAATTTTCATTAGCATTTTCAACACAAATTGAGTCATTGAAATTAAAAGCAGCCGCACATTCTGGATAACAAAAACAACCAAAAACATGAAAAATTCCATTTTGATAACGAAAAGGTAATGCGGCTGGTTTATGATCAAATGGTTGACAACAATTCAAACAATAAATATTCGTTTTTTCAGGCCAAATTTTTTTTTTATTACATTCATAAAATTGATTCATTGTATAATCAACTGGATTTCGGACATCATTACCTTTATTTTTTGTGATATCTATATCATTTTTGCGTATTTCCATGAGAGTTTCTAATCGTGTGTTGAAATCATCATTGTTATTAACAACAAAATTATCATTTTTACCTTCATATGAACTATACCAATTACTATGTTGATCTAAATTACATTCATTTAAAAAATTACTTGTATTATCACTAACTAAATTATCAAATGTATCACAACTTATAGGTAAATGCACAATTATATTTTCTTTTAATTTTTCACTATCTATTTTATTTTGTTCTAATTTGTTTACAATAATAATATTAGGATTATCATTTTTTTTTAAAACCGGTTTTTCCATAACACTTAAATCTTTTGGTTTTGGTTTTCTACCTCTTTTTTTTGGACTACCTTTTTCTATAGGGGTAGGCTGACTAGCTATATTTTCTCCTAATTCATTTAATAAATAATTTTTAGGTTTTCTACCTCTTTTTTTTGGTGCAACTGATAGCATTTAATATTTATTTATATTATAAATTATCTTTAAGTATATTTATAATTTATGATCTGTAGAGGTGAGTAAACCTTCAATCCATTCTACCATAACTTTATTATCCATAATATTATATTTGCGTATATTATATCTTGTAAAATAATCTTTAGCAATATTTCTACATTTATTACATGGATGAATCTCATATGTCATAATTAACCAATGAAGTAGAATTCGTCTATCAATATCTAATGTTAATACTACCTTAATTATATAGTAAATTAGTTCAATTAATTTTGTGTGTTCAAACGGCGTTTTTTCATATAGTTGATCTACCTCAAATCCTTGATAAATTCTAGAACCATTTAATAAATTTATATCATTATGTAATGACCTAAACCAATCTATTACTTGTTGTCGTGTTTCTAAATTTCTATTTAATTGTTTATTATTCATAGCCTCTTTGAAATGGTTTCCACAATAAGGACAAGGTATTAAATACCTGAGTATTTTAAAATAATTCATATAATATTTTTGAACCTGTTTATTTGCCTTTTCTGGATAATTATATGAAATTTTATGTAATATATACCATATCCTTGGTCCCCATAGTGCTTTTCCATGACTATTTTCATCATTTGGGACAATAAATTGAAAATACATATATATATTATAGTAAATATAACTATAATATTTAATATAAATATATGATGAACGTGTTATTATTCTATTTAATATTAATTTTATTAATATTTTTACTTATAACTTTTAAACCTGTCAGTTATGAATATCTGGCAACATTTGCGGCACCTATAGCTACCCCAGAAAAAGAAAAAGAAACAATGATGGAACTACAAAAATTAGGTAATCAAGGTTTAGAAAATTCTAAATACGATAATGTGGATACATCTTATCTAAAATAAATTTTGATTTTTTATTATTTTTTTAAATAATAAAAAATCAAAAGGACACACCAAGATTTGAACTTGGGACCTGACGATCTGCAGTCGCCTGCTCTACCACTGAGCTATGTGTCCATTTATATTAAATATATATATTATCTTTATATATTTTTGTTTAGTTAATTTACCTTAATCTAATTAAATAAATGGAATCCGACTCCAATACCAATTCCTAATATAATATTATTAAATACATACATATCAGTAACACCGACTATCGTGAGTAAAATAGTTGTTAATAAGATAAACATTATTAAACTAATTGCTGGAATTCCTACCATATGTTCAACAAGATATTTGTCTTTTAAATAATAGATAGATACAACGACAGATACTAATATAAATGCTTTAATAATTGATTTAGCAAAGTTAGCAAGTTGATCAATGCCGTCTTCTTTTGTTTTATTACATGTATCGGACATTATATAATCTATTCATACATTTTTAAATATTCATTTAAAAAATTGAAACATAATTAATTTTATTATATAAGATCATACAAATGAGCACACAAACTTTTAATCCACTTGATTTTAAATATACTACTGAAAATATTTTAGAAAAAACCAAGGATAAGGGTTTATGTGGAATTGATAATTTAGGTAATACATGCTATGTCAATTCAATAGTTCAATGTTTATCACACACTGAATGGCTAAGAGAATATATACTTATAGATAAATATAAAGAAACTGTAAATGTTGATAAAGTTCAATTTATATTAATTAATGAATTTAGTAAACTATTGAGAGGTCTTTGGTATGAAAATGCTGTAGTGACACCTAAAAGTTTTTTACATTATCTACAAATACTATCTACTAAATGTGGTTCAGGACAATTTTCAGGTTATTCACAACAAGACAGTAATGAATTATTGTTATTTATACTTGATTTACTACATGAATCAGTTTGCAGACCTAATGAACATTTAATAACTGATGATACTGAAGCTGGTAAAACATGGTTTAGTATGTATAAATCAAGCTATAGTCCTATAATTCAGAATTTTTATAATCAAATTGAAAATAAAGTGTCATGTAATAAATGTGGCAATGTAAGTATAAATTATGACTCTATCTCAATATTAAATGTTCCGATTCCTTCCTCTAAAGACAGAGGAGAATTAAATATATATGATTGTTTTAATCAATTTAATGCGATTGAAGATATGAATGAAAATAATCAATATAAATGTGCTAATTGTGATTGCCTTACTGATGCTAAAAGAGAAGAGAAATTATATAAAACAAGTAATATTCTTATTATATCATTTAAGCGATTTACTAAAGTAGAAGATATGATTACTCAAAAAAATACCAAATTTATTAATTGTCCTATTGATATTTTAGACTTAACTGAAATAGTAAAAGATAAAAGCTGTCCTAAGAAATATAGTCTATATGCTGTTAGTAATCATACTGGAAGTCTTATGGGTGGACATTATTATAGTCATATCAAAAAAGGTTCAAATTGGTATTCATGTAATGATATGTATATTCAGACACTGAATAAAGAAGATGTTATTTCCGATAAAGCCTACATATTGTTTTATAAAGCCATTTAAAGATATAACTTATAAATAGTAATATATATTTTTTATGAGTATAGATAAAAAACAAGATCTTTTATTAGATTCATTAAGTAATTTCTATTTGGGAAATTCACAGAATATTAAAAAATTAATAGATATTTTACAAGGAAATAGTGTAAGTTTAAGACTTATTGATTGGTTTGTTACGAATTATGCCAAAAAAAATAATATTTCTTATTTTAATAAACACGAGGTTCAAGATGGAAATACAAGACAAGACATTTTTAAAGTGTATGTTAGCTACAAATCACAGCTAAAAAGTTATTCAAAAAAACAATTTGATCCTTTTAATAGAACTCAACGAATTAAATTTTATTATGATACAGACAAGTATTTAACAACAACGATATGTCAATTAAATTTTTTTAGATGGGCTATTGAAAATAATGTAATGGATTATATTAGATCTCATATTACAGATATTGATAAAGATATGAATGAAACAGTTAGTTATATTTATAAAAAAGATGGAACTAAAACAGAGCGTAAAAAACGAAAGGAATTATCCGTTTCAGCAACTAAATTTCTTAATAAAAATGATATTACTATCTTAGTTAAATTTACATAAATATAATTTTAAAATATTTTAAATAAATATTTTAAAATCTATAAGTATCCTATATATTTATTACAATATCTTTATTTTTTTGATTATTTTGTCGTTCAGGAAATAATTCAATAGGAACATCTTCTAAATTTACAGACTGTTTTGTTTCAGGAAATAATTCAATAGGAACATTATCTAAATTAACTACAGCTGGCTTTGTTTCAGGAAATAATTCAATT